TTTCCATCAGCTTTTGTGCTTCAGCTTGAACGCCTTCTATTCTTTTGCGAATGGCGTTTCGGGAGTGAGGAGACCCCCTACACCGGAAGAGGAAGACTGGAGTTTCGTGAACCTGAGACCTTGAAGAACTGGGTAGACACTAATCTCATACCGGTACGTTAATGGGCCTACGGCCCTCGGGGGGGGCCCCAGTCCCCTCCCCTCATCCTCTCAAGGCCATTGGCTATGATCTGTGTAGTTTTTAAGGGATTGGAGCGACCAAAGTCTCTCATTCTTATCGGAGCAAGCAGGCTCGGGAAGACTGAGTGGGCAAGATCTCTTGGCAAGGCCATGTACTTCTGTGGTCAATTCAACCTCGACGACTGGGACGAGAAAGCAGAATACGTCATACTCGACGACTTCAACTGGAAGTTCTTCCCGCAATGGAAGTCCTTCCTCGGATGCCAGAAACAATTCGTTCTTACCGACAAATACCGCAAAAAACGTACCGTACGATGGGGAAAGCCTTGTATCGTACTGGGAAACGATGACGACGAATCAAATCCTTGCAGAGCTCTTCCCAGAACTAGCACTGAATGGATCGCAGTGAACTGCGTTTTTTATTTTTTAAGCGAACAGCTATTTTAAGGTTGACAGTAGTAAGTAGAAATACTATAGTCCATCTCACCAACAGCAGTATTGGAAACGTCATTGGTATTGGAAACGACTTGCATAACGAGATAATACGTCCCATACTTGAAACGGAATGGAGAACTAATATCCAACTGATCAGGATCTTCGATACGCATCCACTTGTTAATGGGGAACCAAAGGTCGAACGGCGTAACATCACCGATTATACCACCGTCGGCTTGGTTTTCGACACCAGGGTTAAGCTGTATCGTGTACGAACGTAACACACGGACTTTTCCACGAGTATCGAACGGTATTGTCCATCCATTTCCCACGAATACGAGATTGGCATTCGATGACTCGAAGAAACGAGGATTGACGAACGGAGGTATTTGCGTTGGATTCGCAACAGGAGTCGTGGTAGACCCAAAGATCGTCCAAGCGCCATCCAGAGCAGAACCTTGTTCTTTGGACCAAACGCAAGATATACGAATCTTAGCACCTTGGAATGTGGTATTTTCTCCAGACGTGCCAACTTGACCACGAAGAGAGATACCCTTCAGAAAAATACGGTCGCCAATAAGTTCATCGGCTTCCGAACCTTGGATCATTCCACCAGGTGGATTAGAGACGTAAATAACGCGTGTAGTTCCATCTCCTTGAGTAAGTGTCAATCCAGTGATATTCTCTGGATTTCTCTGGACCTTCGGTTCAGCGGTTCTACGGATAACGCGTCGAACAGCCTTTGTAAAACGTCTACGCTTGAAAGGAACGCGCTTGCGAAATCTGCGTCGACCAAAGCGGCGTCGACCAAAGCGGCGTCGACCAAAGCGGCGACTTCTGAAAGCCATTTTGCCTTTTTTAGCTACAGGCTCGTAGAAGCCTTCGTCTGGGAATTTTCTTTTTGATGATTTAATATCGTTGTACAAAGCGTAACCACTAAGAGCAGTTCCCGCAGCGACAAATCCGGCAGCTTGTGCAAGGTACCCGGCCATCGAAAAACATTTCGATTGCGCAGCACTTATATATAAGGTGGCGGGTGGCGGGTGGCAGCAGGGTAATATTATGCCTGCTGCCCAGTTCGCCTTCGATGGAGTTCACGTTTTCCTCACGTACCCGCAGTGCCCTCTTGAGCGCGAACAACTACGAGATTTTCTACGAGAGAAGCTACCCGAGTGCGAATACATTATTGGACGTGAGCGTCACAGCGATGGGGCGTATCACCTTCATGCTTATGTTCATTTCGGAGGACGGAAGCGTTTCGTCGACGGAAGATATTTTGACGTGGACGGATACCATCCTAACATACAGAAACCAAGATCCGTTAGAGACGTCATTGCCTATTGCCGCAAGGACGACACTGATGCGCTGGTTTCCGCGAACGTACTACGCGGCGACGGCAAGCCAACATGGGCAGGAATACTTGACAACGCAACAAATCGAGAAGAGTTTCTTGCATTGGCACGAGAGCGATTTCCATCAGCTTTTGTGCTTCAGCTTGAACGCCTTCTATTCTTTTGCGAATGGCGTTTCGGGAGTGAGGAGACCCCCTACACCGGAAGAGGAAGACTGGAGTTTCGTGAACCTGAGACCT